AATTTGCGCATGAATAAGAACCTGAAGGCGGAGTCCGGCTTGTCAGGGAATGATTTCCGATTCCCTCAAATGCCGCAAATGTCGGGCATAGACACACGCTTTTGATGGTTCCATTCCCGAACGATGTGCTCCAGTCCCATGTCATGCGGAGCGTCCCGTCAGCTTGCCATCCAGACTCAACTTCGTTGTAGCTTCCCATCTCGGTGGGGTCGGCATTGTTCTGGACGCCTCGGACGCCGTTAGCTGTCATATTTAAGCCTAAAGGCGGATATATGATGTCTGGGTCATCCGTTACGCCTTCGGTTACAATGTCATCATCAAATAGCATGATTCCGCCAAGAAGGCTGTCTGTCCAGTCGCCTCCGGCAGCGCTTCCAAAGGGTGAGTGCGCGAGTTCTCCGCCCGGCTTGAAATAATGCTTGAGGGCGTTCGTGAAATGGTTGTGGTCGACTGTCCGCTGAACCTCTCCGGTTTTAACGTCTTTTAATTCAATAATCGTTGTACCTTTCATTTTAGCCCCCTAAATGTAATAAACTTGGATGTATGGTGTTCCTGCCGTTCCTTGCGTCCATCTGACTGTAGCCGCTCCATTAACCACTTCGAGTGTTTTAAAGTAGTTTGTGGGCGTTCCGAGCGGCCACGTGAAGCCGTTCGCATTGTCGATGATGAAGCCTGAAGCAAACAGAATCCTCGTCACGGTATCGCTGAATCCAAACTGACTGAGTTCTGCCCATTCATCCCCGGCCTGAACCGCCGAGGCATAATTAAAGCTGAACACTTTAATCGGCGAACCGTCCGTCCATTTCATGCCGGTATCAACCGAGGTTCTGTCAGCAAACCCGAAGCCACCAGCGGAGCCGTTAATCCATTTGGAATTATTTCCGTCATAGACGAGCGCGTCCCCGTCTGAAGGGCTTGTTATGTCAACGTCCGTTAGAACCGAGAGCGCCGGAGCATCCGCCACGTTTGCGGCTGTAGTCCGCTCCCACTTGGTCGCATCCCATGTGCCGGTCACATTATCCTCCAAGCAGATATAGAGGAAAAATTCATACATCGCCACGTCTCCGGTGTTGTACGTGGCAGTTTCATCATACGCGTCCGCGATTGAAACCTGAGAGGCGTGCATGATCGTGTCTATCTTGTCGCTGTTCCGGTTTAATACGGACACGTCACCGGAATCCGATTGAACCGGCTTTTCTAGTTGGTAGTTATCGGTGTAGGTTGACATTTTCTACCCCCAAATGTATTCATCTTTGAGCTCTGCCCATGTCTTCTGACTGAGCTGGCCCCATGTGTAGTCTTTCATTTGTTTCTTGTTGACGAGTATCTTGTCGCTCATCGTCTTCACGTCATAGTCATCTGTTATGTCGATGAGCGTTGTCTCATCAGTGATCGCCGGAGAAACCGGAACAATCTGCGCGATTGTCGGGTTTGCCGAGAACGAGAAGACGTCCATATCACCGTCACACGGAATCCTGTGGGCGGTTTCCTCAATGTCGATAAAGCCGTCCCAATCCTTCTCTGACGCAAGGCCCCTGCCGGAAATGACTGCGTGAACGCCCTGAACCGGGATTGTAATCGTTCCCCCCACTGCCTTGATTTCAGCAGTGAACCGATAGAGTTCATTGTCGTTCAGGCGCATCACGTAAAGCAGATGCAGTACATGGTCGCCGTCTATCCATGTCTCTTTCGGATGCCTGGCAATCTCAACACCGTTCTGTTTGTACGTTATGACACATTTGGTGTCATCCACCGAGGCATTTAGGAGAATTTCACACTGGAAGATAACCGTTGCTTTGACTATCGTTGCAAAGCGGATGTCCAGAAACTGCCGCGTTTGATTCGGCGAAACACTTAATTGATAGGCGTTTGTATAGGTGTAGTAGTGAGTCTCTGACGCACTCACCTTGCTCATTATGGAAGCGAGTTCTTTGTCCGGTTTGTCCAAGGCAGTTGCGAGCGCCGGGTCGGTTCCGGCCCCTGTCGCGTTATACTGTGCGTGGAACGTCCAAGAGTAAGAGGTTAAGCAGCTTATTTTGTTTCCGTCCCCGATGCCGTTTGAGAATCTCAGAACGTCCCCGAGGTCGTACGCCGGATTGCCAAGCATTTGGAAGGAAAACGGCACATAATGGACGGATTGAAGAGCTGTGAGGATATTCCGGCACATTGTCTCCCTGAGTGATACAACTCCGCTCTGAAGGAATGGATTCGCGCCAAGGGAATAGGTTAGACCGTCATCAGGTGTCACGGTGAAGGTTTCCACCTTATTCGCAACCACTGCCTCGAGTTCGATGGCGGTGTATTTCGTCTCAAAGTCTGCGAAACTTCCGCCTGTGGCTCTTTCGTCCCAATCTATGGTATCTACCGCGGTTTGTGTGTATTTCCTCAAGACAAGCCTTCCTGTGCGGTCTATCGTGCAGAAAGCACCGATTGCGGTTGATAACTGGGAAAGATAATCTCTCCAAGTGACGATATCATTTTCCCCGTATAGATTGATGAGATATCCGGTGTTTGGAAACGCCTCAACCTCAGCCCGAGTCATTCCGAGTGTGACATGGCACTCGGTGCAGGCCAGAAGTAAGAGGTCGTAAGCATATCCTGTTGAGGAATCAATAGAGCAGGGTTCCTCGAAGAGATTCATGCGGTCATACGCCGTGACGTTCACGCCATGTTCGGTGTGTTCCGCGTTGTCAATACGGTAGATCCCGAGCAGAACCTCTTCCCATGTGTCGTTGGCTTCATCAACGCATTGCCAGTATGAGAGAGTTATGTCTAAACCAACCCATGAATAACGCGGAATGTTGAGCGATTGAAATGTACAATGCAACTCCCCAACGTAGACCGCCCCGAGGATGACATCAGACTCACCACACTGGTTCTGTAGCGTCAGGGAACCGCTCGCAATGTTTTCATCGGTGAAGGTTACGTCCCCCACCGTTCCCGTGATCCGGGAGAACTGGCTGTCCGCCTTCATCGCTGATTTGTATGCGTTAGAAACGGCGTACATCCTGCCCCTCCTTAATACTCTTTTATGTTGCACGAAAAAACCCAATATCCTTCAGTTCCCGGGTTTCTCTCGGAAAACCTCTGGAATGATGCGGAAACGTCCCTGAACCGGACATTATGGTTCTTGGCCTGTCCGGTGACGGGGTCATAGCAATTCAGGACTACCGTTCCCTTACCGGCATAAGCCATGAGCTTTTCGTACCAAAACGATGACACTTGCCACTGCGCCGCCACGCTTAGAACATTTCTCCGCACCACATTCGCTATGGTTGTTCCTGCTTCCGTCTGCATTTCGGTTTCCACAACGGAATAACTCTCGTCCCACTGAACGGGCGTTATGATTGTTTCGCTGTCAAATTTAATCACATGACTCATGCGCGCCCTCCTGACCGGAACGCCGTCCGCTGGATTGATTTCTGCACCATCGTGTCAAACGACTGCTGACCGATGGAAAGATTGATGCTCATGTCTCCGCCGTTCATCAGGAGCCTCTCAAGATACGGTCTGTAGTCGATCGCCGCTGACTGCTGGGCGATTGAGAGCTGCATCTGACGGGCTGTGGCGTCAATCCATTTCTTATTGTTTTCGAGAGGCACAACCGCCTCTGCTCCGGAACCCTCGAGGAAACCAATCTGGCCCTTTTCAAGGATTCCACCTTTTGCAAGGTAAGGGATTTCGGGAATATTGATTCCTTTTCCACCCACGAGCGGAACCCATGACGGGATCTTGATTTTATTCAAGCCCGAAATAAACACGTTGATTAGTCCGATTAGAGCGTTGATTGGTGCTTTGATAACCTCAACCATGGCATCAATGATACTGCCAACGATGTCCTTTGCACCTTCGAAGATACCGCGGAACCACTCTCCGACTTCCGAGAAAATGTCCTTTATTGAACTCCATAAGTCTGAGAACCATCCAGTCACAGCACTCCAAACGCCTGTTATGCCGTCCCATGCGCTTTGGAATATTCCGGTGAACCACTCTCCGACTTCCGAGAAAACCAGCTTGATGGCTTCCCAGATATCCGAGAGAAATTGCTTGAGTCCGTCCCAAGCATCCTTTACAAATTGGCAGATAGAATCCCAAGTGCCGTTCCACCACTCGGCAAATCCGGTTATCAAGTCTTTAATCCAAGAAATGAACGCATGCCAGATTTCCTTTGCGAGTTCGCAGATAGCTGTCCAGTTTTTAATAACTTCTATTACAGCAATAATGGCCAGAACAACCGCCGCGATGATTCCGAGCGATACCGTCATTGTCGATCCGATTGCCGCAATCTTCGGAATCAATGTTGCCGCGATGAATCCGGCAATCTTACCAATCAGGGTGAAGATCGTTCCGAGTCCGGTTATGATCTTGCCTACAAAAATGATGAGAGGCCCGGCAACTGTCATGAAAAGCCCGATTTTGATGATCACGTCTTTCGTTCCGTCTCCAAGCTTGTCCCACCAATCTTTGAATTTCTTGATTTTATCAGTCATTTTTTCAACGATCGGCGCAAGGGTTTCGGATAATGTGTTCCCGACTTCTGAGAGCGCGTCCTTGAGGTTATTTTGCGCAACCTTTAACTGGCCCGAACCATCCTCAAAGTTTTTGTATGTATCGTCAACAACCCCGATCGAGCCGGATAACTCACCAGCGGCCGTTGATAGGTCGCCGAAGTCAAGGGTTCCGTTTTGGATGGCCGAATAGATTTGGTCACCTGACTTGCCGAATAATTCATATGCATAGGTGAGGCCGTCCATGTCATCGGTGCCATATTTGATGGTGTCGTTTAGATCGCGGAGAGCATCGGAAAGTGGAATCCCGTCCTTTGTGGCGTTCTTTAATGCCTTGCGGAATCCCTGCATAACGGTTTCGCCGTTTGCTCCTGACTTCTCGAACCGCCCCATCAGGGCCGCCGACTGGTCAATGTTGAGTCCTAACTCTTCAAACGCCGCAGCGTTCTGAACGAGTCCGTTCTCCAGAGTCGAGATGTTGACGCCCGTGTTCTGGCTGACTCTTGTCAAGACGTCCAATAATCTTGATGCATACTTGGAATCTTTCCCGAACGCCGCAAGGGCCTTCTGAGTCGAATCAACCGCTGAGGTGACATCTGTATTGTTTAATTTGGCGAACTTAACGTATTTTTTCGACAGGCTTTGCAGTTCGTCACCTGTCAGATTGAACCTCGTATTTACTTCGCCGACAGCTTCCGCGGCTGTCTCAAAATCAGTCGGGATCTCGGTTGCGATTCCGCGCGCAGCTTCCTTCATGGCGTCCAGTTCTTCGCCTGTTGCGCCTGTTTTCTGCGCAACAATGTCCAAAGCATCGTCAACCGATAAAAAACTCTTATATGCCGCAGTTCCGGCCGCCGCAAGGGGAACAGACACATACTTCGTCATTCCCTCACCGAGTGCCTGGAGCTGTTCGCCAATCTGCTGAAGTTTTGCCGCGGCATCATCTAAAGCACCTTGGAAGGATGCCATGAAGTTCGAACCGCCAAGGTTCTGAATCTGCTGATTCGTTGCCTCCGCCTGTTCGCCGAGGTTCTTCAGCTCTGCCGCAGTCTTGGAAACCTCTGCCTGAAGCTGGTCATATTCTCCCTGAGTGATCGTCCCGTTCTTCAGGGCTTCCGCTGCCTTGTCAGCCGCTTCCTTCTCGAGCTTCAGCTTCTCCTGCGTGTCCTTAATTGCCTTGGACAAGAGTTCTTGCTTCTGCTTCAAGGTGTCAACGTTCTTTGGGTCAAGTTTTAAGGCTTTGTTGACATCCCGAAGGGCTTTCTGAGTCTCTGCAAGGCTCTTGTTGACGTTAGTCAGTGACTTGGAGAGGCCCGTTGTGTCGCCGTCTATTTTAATTGTAATTCCCTTGATAGATGATGCCATTACATAAACCTCTTGAAGTCGTCAGCGGTCGGAAGTTCCGGCCACTCTTCGTTGTCATTTCCTCTTTCTACGAGTAAATCCATGAACTCGCCCATTGTCAGGTGCGTGAGTTCTTCGATGTTTAATCCAATTTCATAAGCCCTTAGCATGTACAGCCCCACTGTAAACGGTCTCGTTGTGGGGCGTTTCAGTTTTTTGGTTGCGACTCCTGTTTATTGTTGCTTACCCAGCAATCGCCCACCGCGCTCACGAACTCTTCGGATGCGATGTCATCCCATTCGAATCCTAAAAGCCATCTTTCAAAATCCATTTCCGTGAGGACGTGCATTTCCTCCAGCTTCTTCGTTGCGGCCATAGCCATGATGAAGCCGATTTTCTCCAAGACTTCCACCTTGTCCGCATCGTCCATGTGTTCCATTTCGCTGAACATCTTGATAGGATTAAAACCAAATGTCCGCTTACAAAAATGAGGAACAGCCGCATTGCATTCGAGTTCAATACTTTTGTTCCCTAAAGTAACAGTTTTTCTCATTTTGAATCCCCCTTGAAATCCCCCACCCCCGAAGGGGTGAGGTTTTAAGTTATTAAGCAGCAGAAACTACTACGGTAAGTGTCGAAGAGTATGTTACGCCGCTCTCGGTGATAGAAGCTGTGATGATACAATTTCCAGCTCCTTCGCCCGTGATCACGCCAGCCGCAACGGTTGCAACCTCATCGTTTGAGGAAGTCCAAGTCACTGTAGAGCCTGCCGGAGTCACATAGGAAGTAACATCGAACGTGTCATCAACCTTGATGCTGACAAGCTGAGGCTGGATCTCGATCACCGGAACAACCGAACCGCCGGCATATACTGCGTTGTACCAATTTGTGTAAGCCGCGGAACCCTTGTCAACAGAATCCTGAACCTTGCCGTCATCCGGTCTCGGAGAAACGGTGATGGTGATTGTGTCTGTCTTGGCCTCGACACTATCTGCTTTTGTCGAACCTTCCACGCTCGGACGAGACAGCATGCATCGATAGAACAGGTATCTCCTGCCGCTGTCATCAAGCTGGAACTCGAACATCAAAGCGATGTACTTCTTGACATTGTCCTTGTTTTCGCTGATAACGCCATTTGCGTCTTTAGTCATGCCGAGTGCCGCAATCTTTACGTCCTCGGGAATCAGGGCAGATTCAAAGTCGCCACTGTATCCGTTGTTCGAGGAAAGCATTGCATAAACACTGTCATCCGCATAGAATGGGTCGTCCGAACCTTCAGCGGAAAGAGAGATGTTGACAGCTCCCGGCCATGCCTTAACTGCTGAATAGGAAGAGAATGTCACACCATTCACCGTTGTTTCTGTAACGATGGAATAATGCACATTCCTCAAGCCGTATTTGATCTTACTCATGAGATTTCCTCCATGTTATAAATGATAGAGTAGACACCTTGGTCAGGATCGTCAGCTTCTTCGGAAGTCCAGAAGATTCCGGCTCCGCTGAGTGCATCCTCGAGAGTGTCACTTATTGAGTCTGGCGCAAGTAGATAAAGCTGCGCCGTGATGTTTGATGTCTTAACGTAGACCTCATCGTCTGCGCCGATGTTTGGGTGGTTAACACTATAAACGACATAAGGGCATTTCGTGCCGATGGGAGCATGTCCGCGGTAGGTTTGAGGTATTACTGATTTGATTGTTTCAATTATCATCCCTGTAACTTAACCTCTCTTTCGAATCTCTGCGGAAAGTCCTGCTGAACCCATTCCTCAACCGGCTTGATGTGCGGTTGTGCTTTCGCTTCGCCCACCTTAGCTCCGCTTTTGCTTATGATGTCGTGCCCTTTTTCGAGTAAATGGGTGAGCTGGTAGTCCGTCTTGTTGTAGACGTATACTTCGCCCTTTTTGGTGCGCTTGACTGCCCATCCTTTTGCGTAGCGTCCGCTGTGGCCTTTTGGCGATGTTTCTTTAAGTTTCTTCACCGCTTCCTTGGCTGTCGCTTCCGCTGTCTTGTCCAGACTGTCCGACACCCTGTCCGGCAGTTGACTGAGAACTGCCATCACTTCCTTCTGTAAGTCGTCCATCTGTTAACCCCTTAAATTCGGCGTACAATTCGACATAGTCTCCGCTTGCGATGTAGGCCCTGTAGATCCCGTATCTCTCCCCGTTGTAAACGAGTATCTTCTCGCCTGAGTATTCCCCATTAAAAACCCGGAACACAAACGCCGGAGCAAGTCCTGCCTTTGACGCGTTAAAGAATTCACCCTGTGAAACACTCCTGACGTCACATAAGACATCCCGCGAGGTTTCCGTTGCTGTTGGGTAATCGCTTGCATCGGCGGAATATACTTGTTTTACGAGAGTTATAACGGAATCCATCAGTTCTCCTTCATCTTGTCAGCGAAAATCCGGTTATTGAGAGCATACCTGAGCATTCTTGGCATGCCCTCTCCGGTCTTCCGCTTATTGAATAACCAGACCGCATACATTGTGGCGATTTCCATATCGCCCACTGTGTCTCCGAGGGTAATGCCCTCTTCTTCGGCATATGCAAGCCCGGAATTGATGTATTGGGTGAGCCGCGCATCGTATGCAGTTGAATTTGTTATGCCTAAGTCAAATTTGACCATTGTCAGAACCGTTGCAATGCTTTGTTGATTCATGACTCACCCTCCATCATTATTTCTTCGGTTTCTTTTTGGGAGCTTCCTTAGTTCCCTGAAAATCCGGTGTGATAACTACCATGGCTTATTCCTCCGATAATGTTAAGGTGGAGAGATCGAAGAACCACTCCTTCTCTTCGCCCGTCCTCGTGGATACAACCTTGAGCCTCTGATTCTTGATATCTGTAAGCTTGAAGATTGCAAGATTATCAGAATCAAGAGCAACAAGGCCGGAACCGGAAGTGGGTGTCAGCCCTACCTTGGTTACAGTTGCGTCACTGTCCGGCGTGAACTTGAGGCCGATGAAATATCCAGCGCCCCAATCCGTGACGATTTGGCCGGAAGTCCTCTTGTAAAGCGTGCCGGAAATGATGTTACCGCTTACCGTGACATCTGACTGAATTTCGGCGGCAGTCGTGCCCCAGAAGTCCGTCTCAGCGGGTGCGGCCTCTACCGTGAGACTGTTTAAAAATTTGCCTGATCCGGTGCAAAGCTTACCTGATTAGCGGCAGGAGTCACGCCATTGATACCGATAGCAACGAATGCGTCATCAATGAGAACCTTGCCGTCATAACGTGCAGTTCCCTTGAAGCCGGTCATATCAGCTGTCCAGAATGCCTGATCACTTGTGCCGATTGTGGTTCCTGCTCTCTCTGCAAGCAGATACAGGTCGAAATAACCAGCAATGATCGTGTTGTCAGGAACGAGAGAGAGAACAACGATATCTCCGCCGATAGCCGGCATCTGGCCGTTGATTGCAGCAACATAAGCGCCACTGGAATCAACCTCGAGGAAGTTGGAGATGAGCTTGTTGTAAGTCGTCTCGTTCATAACCCAAGTCTTGACGCCGCGGCTGTATTTGCCCTTTGCCTTGGAGATGTCATCAATGAGAGCGCGCATGAGCGCGATGCCTGTTACAGTCGCCGCATGGCTCACGATGTTCGGAGTATCGGAAACAGCTGCCAGAGCTGTCACAATACCAACCGGCATCTTTGTTCCTGTTCCGTAGAGGATAGCCTTGTCCAGTGCCAGACCGATTGCCTGACCAAGAACAGAGATAAGTTCGGAAGCAAGATCAACATCGGAATCCTCGAGGGATGCGTTGCAAATCTTGAAGTAACCGCCTACCTTGTAGCCGTCAACCTCAACCTTAGAGAAGCCGAGATCCAGCTCGTTCAGATTAGCACAAGCCTCTGTCCATACTGCCTCAGGAATTGCTCCTTCAATAACCATTCTTCCGGTCCCCGGAACCTGACGCAGGTCAACTCTTTTGTACAGTTTGGAATAATCCTCAATGTTCTCCTTCAGGATTCCAAGGATTACCTGAGGAACGGTGTATCCAACGTTGCTGATGCCGCGTCTTTCTTTAATAGCTGTTCTTACTTCGGTGAGGAAAGCCTGAACCTCGTCCTGCTGAACGAATGCGCTTCTCTCTTCGTAAGGCATATTCTTCCATCTCTTAACCATGTGAATCGTTTCCTTTCTTTCGATTTTTGCTTCAGGCTGTTTCTTCTCAGCCTTCTCAATCTTTTCGGTGATGCCGCGCAGCTCTTCCTCGAGGGATTCAATTTCCCCTTCAAGCTTTCTGAGTTCTTCCTCAGTTGCGGCTTTATCGCTCTCGAACTCGGTCACTGCTTCCTCGACTGTGGTTTTTTCCTCTTCAGTCTCGGCTTCGTCAATGCTCCGTTCAAGTTCTGCCTCACGGGTTTCGAAAGCTGCCTGTTTTGCCCGAACCTCTTCAAGCTTCGCTCTCTTCTCCTTGAGACTCTTCGAAATCATTAGCTGTCTCAGTGCCATGGGATTCTCCTTTCAAACGTTCTTTAGTTCTTTCCTTCCACGCTTCAAGGCGCGCCTTTTTCGCCTCTTCCTCGCGCTTTCGGATGTTCTCCACATCTTTAGACCGGGCGGCCACCTCGGTCTCTACGTAAGCCGGGAAGGTGCAGACGCTCACCTCGTAAAGTTTGACGTCCTCTATTGTCCAGTGGACATCCGCTCCATAGGTTTCGGTTGACTCCTTGAGGATGTCGAAGCCGATGGAGCACTGCGACACATCTCCGCGCTGTACACGAGCATAGATGTTGAGCGCATCCTGATCGTTCGGATTGATTAAGACACTCCCCCACAGTCCATGGTCGTCTACTCGCACATTTAATGTGCCGGCGCCGGTTCTTCCGATGACGAGCGTGGTGTCATGGTTGATCAGCGCTCTTATATCATCTGACAGCGTCCCGTCGAACGCTGTTCTTGATATACTCTCAGACATTCCGGGTGCGATTTCGTAGTTCGAATTAAAAACCGCGAAATAACCCTCTATTCTCTTCTCGCCGTTCTCTTCTCTGGTTTCAAAACGGCAGTCATGCAATGCGTATCGTTTTTGCATGCTTATTCTCCTTCCTGTATCAGCTTCTTTTGTGCCCCTGACATCTCATACGGGATGTAATTCTCCAAGACTCTCAGTTCATCGAGTCCATCCATGGGCGACATTCCGAGCTTGTCTCTCACTTCGTTTCCTGTAACGTATCCGCGGTCGCCGGCGCCGTAATAAACGCTTGCAATCGTTGAGATATCCCAATCCAGAAGGGACAATGAATTAAAACGGACATACCATTCAGGGGAAAGAATGAGTTTCTTCGTGTATTCCTGTTGCATCCCCGTGACAATTGACTTAACCGTTGTCTGGATCATGTTGTTCCAAGCTTCGCGCCTAAACTCTCCAACGCCTAAGACAAACGGCGGAACGCCCAAAATGGCCGCCACCATGGTTCTGTCAACTTTCACATTGTCCGCGAGTGCAAGGTCTGAGAGACTGAGAGGTTTCACCTGCTCGATGCCGAACTGTTCAGCCGGAATCAGCCATGGCTCTCCAACCTGAGCGGATTCAACATAGCTTTCAAGCAGTTTCTGCCTTCCTGATTTCGAGGAAAACTCATCCGTCAAAGCATCCACCTTAACGATGAGAGAAGGCTTCCATTTTGACTTGAAGAAGGCTTTCTCCGTTGCGGATGCCTGTTTAAGGTTGTCAGCCAAGTCTTTGAGACTCACCCGGAGGCCCCTGCCCTTCCATGGGTAAGAAGGGTCAGGGTTTAAGGTGAAATGGAGCACTTCATCGGGCCGGAGTGTTTGCCCGTTCACGGTGACGGTGTAGCCGTATCCGTCAGGATTTAGGGAGACCTGATTGGCAGGAATAGGCTCGAGACTGTCAAGGTATCCATCATATAGGCGAGGAAGAACGATGGAATTACCATTACCGTAGAGAAGAAGATTCATCACTACTGCCTCGATGAAGGTTTTTCGAGTCATGTAGTGATTGGGATTTATGTCAAGGACGCGGGACAATTCATTAACAATCCGCGTGTCGCCTTGATCCGTGTTCTTCATGATTTGAATCGTTAGGGTTCCAATTAACTCGGCAAGAATCCTGCATCCTGTCATGACTTCCGGGCAGTCAGCAAGGGAAGTGTAACCATTCACACAGATATCGCCTTCACCCAGCCAGACACCGACAACACTGTTCTGCGTCTGCTTTTGGCTTCTTTTTTTGAAAAGGTTTAGTCTTCCCACCAGCTTGATGCCTTCCTTTCACGTTCTAAGTTGTTTAAGTAACGGACGCAAGCGAACACGCTCGCATCGAATAAGTCTATTCTTGACTCCTGTTGTACTTTTTGGAATCGGATCATATCATCCGAACATTCCACCGCCCTGACGTTCTGGACGCAATACTCATACGCCTCAGAGCCTAAGTAATACAACTTTTTATCCTTTGCGGATTTCTCTATATGCCTGAAGCCTTCAGATTTCAGGTAGTAGTATTGCGGTTGGTCAACCACATTAAATTTCTGTTTTTTCATTCCGAGGAAGTATTCACGGGCGAACTTTCTGTCGTGGCCTATCTGCTTGATGTTGAATCCTCTATCCCGCATCATGCAGAACCACTTCACCACTTCATCGGTGTTGACAGTTGGAGTATTGGTCATGGTGAGCCACCCATCTTCCGCCCAGCCAAACAGGGGAATTCCGTCTTCCTCGGCTTTCTTCGCCGCGTTCACGATCGGGAAAAAGGCGTGAGTGATGATGATGTCGCAGTCTTTCTCGCGATCATGCCCGAAGAGTGCCGCCGCTGTGAGGTCATGCAGCTTCGATAAGTCCGCGCCGCCGTACCAGTCAATCTTCCTCGTTGCAAGTTCGTCAATCGTCCAAGTGTAGCAGGAATCCGAAGCCCGAAACTCTTCGATGTTGAAATACGCTTTCATTGCTGTGGTGTAGATGTCGAGTGACCGGGAGAGGAAGTCTTTCCTCTGCTGTGGGTCGTTCTGTGCCTGAAGCGCATCGTTCATCATTTCATCCGGCCTTATCGTGACGCCGTAAGATGGGTTTGCTTTTTCGTGCTGAATCGGGTTCGTGTAGTCAACGTCCCCGTTTTCGTCCTGATCCGCCGCGGCGATGAACGCGAAGAGTGTTTCATCCTGAACAGTTCCGTCTAATACTTTTTTGCAGTAATCTATTCGGCGATAGCAGAAGCTGTTTGCATTGTCTCCGGCTGTGGTGATACCTATCATCAGCTTATTTTGGTAGGCCTTCATTGCTTCCTTGAAGCGGTTATACTGTGAAGGCTTCTTGAAAGCGTGGATCTCGTCAGCAATTGCCATATTGCAGTTGAACGAATCGTGTGCATCCGGGTTTGATGCAAGGGCCTCGATGTAGATGGAACCGTCCGGGCGTCCGTCTGCATCGGTGAAGTCATATTGCAAGGAGTGTTCCTGTCTGTTGTCTCTCAGCCTAAATGTGTTTATCAAGCCGTTGTACTGAAGCATATAGACAATGTCGGCAAAGGATTCGTTTGCCTGTTTCATTGAGCCGGATACGATATACAACCGGGAGCCTGATTTTCTTTCCAGAAGGGCTAAGCCCCAAGCAAGAGCTGCAACCATCATGGTTTTTCCATTCTTCCGTGGAACATTTATGAAGCCCTCTTTGAATCTCCGCTCGGTCGTTCCCTTATAGCGCCACGCCACAAGGTTGTAAAAAACAAACCTTTGCCATGGTTGCAAAACGAGTTTTGTGTTGACGAGGCTTGTGCCGTCCATTGCCTCACCTTGTTTGTGCACCATCAGTTTTTCCGCGATGCCAATAACAAAGTCTGCGTCCTTGTCGTATAATTCGAAACGGTCATCCTTGAGGTCCTTGAGGAACCTCTGACATGATTTGGTGATGTACTCTCCGGCAATCTTTTTCCCGGAAACCACATCCTCTGCGTATTTAATCGCTATTTCCCGATTCGAGCTCAAGCAATGCCTCCGTCAGTGCGTCCATTTTTCTTGCCTTCATTGATTCCTCGTTGATTGCCTTTAATGCCTTCGGCGTGAGTCCAAGCTCGCGCCAATACCCGAGCGCGTCCCTGTTTAAGTCGTTCAGGAGCCGAAGTGCCGGATTCTGCTCAAGGTTTGTCGCTCCGGCTTTGTTCGTGTGTTTAACGATCACTTGACCCCCTGTCTTTTCAAACGTATCCTGCGCTTTGTCGCGGTTCTCGAGGATTCCTGCAAGCGTCTCGATGACGTTCACAAAGAACGGCTTATATGTTCCGGCTTCTTTTGCTGTATTTTCAATTTGGGCAATCCACTCGTCTTTTGTCATTTCAGCCTCTTGATTATTTCCAGTTCTCTTTCGGATAATTCCCAACGCTCGGCCTTTTCACGCTCGACCTTTTTCGCTTCAGAAATCAGGTAGCCCTTGCCGAACACGGCCTTCCCTGATTCCTTCTGCGCATCAAGCTGTGAACATGGGAATGATTCGTCAACATTTACAGAGAACTCAATGCCGAGTCTGCTGTATATCGCCATCATTGGAGATGTGACAAGGTGCAGAGGGTAGCTGTATTTCGGCATCTGCTTGTGCTTTTCGCGCTGGGTTTTCGTGTTTGCTTCGTCCACAAGTTTGTGGAGCTTAGGGCAACTTTTGAATCTTATCTTTGCGTCCTCCAAGTTTGTGAGGAATGATGTTGACACATTTGCGCCGTTTTCGTAAGTGATTGGGACACCGGTGCATAGCGCGGTTGAAGAAGAAGAAGAAGAGAACAAAGTCAGCGCCGGAGCAAAAAGGAAGAAGCTCACCCTGTTTTCTTTATAGAATTTTAGGATTTCCGAGAGGATGCTGAACGGTGGATTGTCCACCACTACGCTACCTGTCGGGTATTTGAATTTCTGATAATCTCCGCCAGGATAGAATGGCCGGACAAACTTTGACCGTTTGACGCCGTATTCTTCTTCCACGAACTGCTCAACAGCTTCGTATACAAGCTCCGGTGTATAGCAGTCGTCCGTTGTCTTCTTGGCCTCAAACTTCTTCAAAAATTCCTGATACTCTTCATCGTCTTCGCTGAGTTCGCCGGATGCCATGCGCTCTTCGAACTCTCGCTTTTTCTGTTCGTATTCTTCTGCATCTCCATCGTCAGCGAACCCGAACTGTGACATATCAATTTCATTTATGCCAAGTAGTTCAATGTCGAGTGCTTCAAAGTTCCAATCCGCAATCTCTCCGACCTTGTTATCCGCAAGCCGGAAGGCTTTTATTTCTTCAGGCGTTAAGTCATCGGCGACAACGCAAGGAACATATTTTAGCCCTATCTTCTTGGCGGCCTTGATTCTCGTGTGACCGCAGACGATAACGTCGTCTTTGTCGATCACGACAGGAACCTTGAAGCCGAAACGCTTAATTGACGCCGCTACAGCATCCACAGCATGATCGTTGTCCCTCGGGTTGTTTTCGTATGGAATTAGCTCATTAACAAGCCTGTCAACAGTATTCATTTATCCCCCATTAACTGTTTTAATCCTTGTGTATCTAAACGTGCCCTTTGCACCGTTCGACCCAATCTTCGCAAGAAGATCGCGCCCGGGGGCATGGGTTGTCTCTCGTAGTTCAGTGAAAAAAATAAAAAAAAATATTTTTTAGCCACCCCCCTGTATTTTTTTCAGGGAAGGGCAGAGGCTTCTCCTGTCCAAAGTATTACACCTTCAACCGGATTCCCCTTGATGTCCTTCCAGTATTCTCTCCCTTCCATCCGGCAGATGAAATGCTGGAGCCTGTCATCCCTTCCGTCAACCGTGACATCATACCAACCTTGTTCAGTTGGGAATCCATCCTTGTACTCTGGCATCCCTTAGAATCCTCCGCTTCAGGTTCTCCCCTTCTTCGGTGAGTAAGCCTGTGTCTCTATCGTGCATCTTCTCATGGCATGAGTAGCAGAGTGACACGAGGTTCCAATCAGTTAACCTGAACTCTGGTCGCTCCTCTGTTGGGATAGCGTGATGCACTATCTTCGCCGCCGTTCTCTTTCCGTACCTTCGACACATCCGGCATTGATAGTTATCTCTACGCAGTATTGCCTTCCGCTTGCTTTCCCATTTACTCTGGCCATAAAAATGTTTATCCATAATTCCCTATGTATGCGGAGATTTTCGCATTGTCAACCGTGACTTATGGAAGTTATGGAAACCAAAAAGGCCGGACGTCTGTCCAGCCTATTCGTTACTTCTTTCGCTTAATAGTTGGTTCTACTCGTTCCGGTTTCCCTTCTTCGAAGAGTAGACACCTTGACAAGTCCTCTCCTCTCTTGTCGGTTCCGTCCCTGTTCGTACATGCCTCGTCATTCCTTCCTGCGTAGTAGCAGAAGATTGTCCCATCATACCTGTCGTGTCCTCGCCACTTACATTTCCTGCATAGCTCCTTGTTCCTTTTCATTTGCCCCTCCAAGAAATTCCTCAAGAGTCATCTGCTCGTATACGTTGTCGCCTTGATACAGCCATTCTGGGTTGTCTTCGAACAGTGCGTGTTCCATCTGGTCTTCGTAATCCTCAAACAGTTCTTTCCTCGTAAAATGTTTTGGTAATGGCATCCACGCATGAACCTCGAGTCCAAAGATGTCGCGCCCGTCATGGATGTTCCACCTTCCTTCCGGTTCTCCTACTGGTTCGAGCCATGAGCCTATAGCGAAGCCGTGATCTCTTGTCAGGAACGTTCCTTGCTTGTCAACGCTCTTCCCGGAGATTTCCAAAAGAACCAGCAACCCCTTCGGCGGCAACATGTCCTTCGGTTCAATCCACCCCATCCGCTTCAATCTCCTTCTTCAGTTCCCTGAGTTCATCCGAATACTTGTTGTACATCTGGATGTCCAGTGCATCCCATCTGTCTATCATGTCGATGTGAAACAAAATCTTTTCCAATTCCTCGGCCCTTGCCTTTTTCTCTTCAATCGTCATCGTCTTCCTCCATTCTTCTTCTCTGTCTCTCGCATTTCTCGTTGATAATATCCTGCACATAGTTCGCCGTCAGTCCATAGGCTTGCATCATCTGTTTGATACATATAAGCACGTCAGCTATTTCCTCAGCCATATCCAGACAGCTTCCTATTGACGGGTCTCTGTGGCACTTGCTCGCCGCTTTCGTCAGTTCCGATAATTCCTCAGCCCATATGATCGTTTGTTCAGTGATGCCGTAGTAGGTGAGGATAGGTGTTTGGTTATCAATGTCAAATTTCATGTGTCCTCCTTGAAGTCGAATATTGTGTACTGGTAATCCCCCGGAACGAAAGCATACTGTCCGCTGTTCCAGTCATCCCTTGCAATCCATGGGAGCGGTTCGTGCTTGCTTTCTTTTCCGCAAACCATACAGACATAATATCCGTTGTTGTCGAATCCCTGTTCCGTGTAGAATTTCGGATAGCATCCACAGCACTTGTCGCACCACGTCCCATACCAAAAGCCGAGCGAGTCCTTGTTACGTTCCTGAAACTCCTGCTCCTCTTGCCGTGATCTCAGCCTGTAGAGTGGTTCTTTTGTCTCGGTGTGTCCGCCGTCCTTCGTGTGATTAATAACAGTGATGAGTGGTATACCTTTACCGACTGCCATCTTCATTCCTCCTGTTCCAAATCGAAGCCGCTTCGTTCAGCGTTGACGCCTCGCAACCGCCCATTTCAAACGACATGAACGGGCAATTCCTTAACTCCTTGTGACTAAAAATATACTCGCCCCTTATTTTTGAGTACATCATGGTCATTTTCCCACCGCAGAACGGGCATGGTTTCAAGTCGGTCATACTTCCTCACTTTCTGCCTTGTAAAAAGGACAATTATATCTAACCATCTGTCCCGGTTTTGGAACATACTCGCAGTCTTTTTTACTTGCACAAATGTTACAATCACCAGTTTCGTATATGCTCCTTAGTGCCCTTAGGCAATCAAGTATATATGCCTGTCTTGCTATCTCCTGATCTAATCTTAACATTGTCATACTCATACTCCCTCACTTTCCGCCATGTCTGCTTCTATGATTGTTGGTGCGGCGTTTATAGCTACTTGCACCCATCTTTCATACGTCCTATCCTCGCACATTGGTATTTCAATCTGTGAAACATCTTTTATTGCACCATGCCCTTTTGGAAGTGGTGTGCCGTCCTTGATAGTTTGCCATAACCTTTCTGCATCATTCTCATCTGGGAAACCATTAAGATACCAGTCATACATCTCGTCTGGTATATCAATCACTATCTTCATTCTTTTTCTCCTTCAACATATCCAAAATATGTTTCTGTGCGTCTAAGTAGCCCTTTTGGTAAAGTGCGTCTACAACAGGCATTCCTCTTCCTCTTGCAAGTGGTATGCCTTCTCTGATAGCAACACAGGCTCTGCGCATATCTGACGCATAATCTACACCGTTATCAAACAGGCGTGTGTAGAGGTTATCGTCTAAATCAATTACTATCTGCATCCATCTACCTCACTTCCCCATTCCTGTTTCAGTTCTTCAAACCGGTCATCCAGCACAAATGCGGTTGCTTCTATTGCTATCCGCATCAGCTCCATGTCTAACGATTTCCAATCTATGCAAGTGTCTTGTCCTCTTTGGCCTGCATTCTTCTGTGTTGCCATACGTATTAGTCGTTTACAACTGTCTTCAAGTTCTTCAAGATTCGCTTTTTGATTTCCTTTCCAAAACATTGACCACATTGTATCTTTTATGCCATTTGATAAGGCTTCTTCTGTTTTACTGTCCAGCATTTATTCTCGCATCCCCTTCATCTCTGCCCCACAGATAGGGCAATAGTTATATTCTCCCCATCCGGAATCTTCATTTCCGCATATGGAACATTTATAATGCCAATTCTTCTTGCGACCTGAGCTGTCAGTATCGTCAATCACCTCTAACCACTGCCCTATGATCGGCTTTGGTGTTACGGATGGTAGATTCCTTAATATAGTTCCCACATGCCCAAAGGGCGCCTCATCTATTCCAGTTTCCCGTATAAACCCATATGTTTCTATTATTGCCTGTTTTCTGCTGATACAATCCTCACAAGGCTGTTGCTCTAATGCATTGATTGCCATATCAAGATATTCACCATATTTTGTCCCGGTAAATTTCTCCCTTAGCATAGTAAACCATCCTATTGCATCTTCTTTCTTTGTCATTCCTCATCCTCGCTTTCCGCCTTATACTTTTCTGGATATTTAACTTTCAGTGTGGTTTTAAGAAAACCAACCACAGAACTTTAGCATAGTGAAGTAGTGTGGTTGGCATATCCTTAACTAGCTTTAATTGCTTTTATATTCATCAAAGGTTGCACATCTCCAAAAGATAAATCTGTTGTTTACCCAACGTTGTAACTTCATAAGTTCATGACCTTTAGGAAGATGTTCCTTGTCATAAAGCATTACATAAGGTGCATAGCCATTATCTCTAAGCCACCCTATGCGGTATAAATCCTGTTCAAGTACCTCACGTTCATGATCTCCGCATAGTACATAAACTTGTAGATTATGAGGATGGATTTTGCTTGACTTCCTAAACTCTAAGAATTTTGGCTGAACAAGGTCTTTGTCCTCATATCTATCCCAAGCAAAGTGGATAGAATCAATCTTGATCTGCGATAACATATCTGCTTTTTCAGCGGTCATCATTCTTATATCAAGACCTTGGTTAAAGTCCACACGAGCCTTGCTATCAATGAGCTGTTGGAGTAAATCTTTCCAATCTGGACAAGCAAGAATGTTAGGATCGCAAAGTACAATGTGCTTTTGTCCGTTCCAAAACTCAGATAAATTGGCAACCTTGTGTGAGCATTGACCTTCCTTTGGTGCTACATGGCAGAAGCTACAACCTCTTGGACAGCCACGAGTAAGGAAACCATAAGCGGTATCTTCACACTCAGGATAAATACTGTAATCAGGGTATATATGTTCAATTTCATCAGATAATGGAACGTCTTTAGACTTATCATAGACTTCCTTACCGTTAACAAGTGAAATGGCATATCCTGTACCACCTTTAACGATTTTGTCTGCATCAATGAAATACTCATAGTCTGGTGTGAAACTAAACACCTTGCTCATGTAGACTATATCCATGTGACCACTAAACATAGGCTGATACCATTCAACGGAATCGCCTTTAGCCTTATGGTATGCGGAAAGTTTCATTAAAGGGAGATTAGGATAGTTGTGCCCATCCACATCAATTAGACCTATTCTCATTTTGCTCCTTTAATAGCTTCTCAACTGCTTTTTGATAGATAAATGATGTATTGTTCACCGTACACCCAATCTTTGCAATTCTTGCATATCTCGAACGGCTCGTCTGTCATTCC